GCCAACGATCGTTTCCCTAATACCTGGAAGCTGTTTAAGAAAACGCTTGTTGAACAAGGAATTGCGGTCCCATTATACCTCCCTAAGAACCAAAAACAAGTGCTAGAATCTATCGAAAAGATACTTCTGTTAGGCGAGCCACCCCTTCTCTCTTGATTCTTTGGGATGTGTTTCGACGTACTGATGACAATTTCTGCACAGAGCCATCCAAGTTTTGACATTTAGATAGTTTTCTCCGCGCCGGTGGACGTGGTGTACGTCTGTGGCTCGTAAGAAGCATCCTGGAAGATTTAGTTTGCAGTGAGGATGGTTGGTCAGGAATACATCTCGAAGGGCGTAGTAAGCCTTGTCGTCTTTCTTTTTCTTCTCGCTTACTTTATTGATCTTGTTCTTTACCCCGTATTCAATCTTACACTCGATGTTCTCACACGTTGCCTGCATCGTGCTGTACTTAGGAATAAACTCCTGCCTACAGATCCTGCACTTCTTATTCCTCGCCTTCATACGCTATCTTATTTTTCGGCAGGTTTCCACTCTGCCTGTTCTTTAGCCAAGTTTGCCTTGACGGTTTCTTCGAGTATCGTCGTGTAGAACTCGCCATACTTCTCGTCGTCGATGTGTTGTTTGAATTGTTCATAGTCTGCTTGTACGGCAAAGGTAGTTGATCCGTTCGTTGTACGCAAGACCGTGAAGTTCCAAAGTTTGTTTTCTACGCCGGGGAACGATAGGGTTATGGTTCCGCTAAAGTGTTCCACCTTCTTCGATGGCTTGTCTGAGATTTTGATCATAGCTTTATATCGTTATTATAGGTTTTCGTCAAGAATCTTTAGAACATTCAACCAGTTTTCTTTGGTCTTAAAGTATACCTCCATGGTTGTTGCACCACCCTTTTCGTTCATTAGGTATATGTCTAAGCCGTAAAGATCTGTGTCATCTTTGTAGGCGTAGTATCCCTTGAAGTCTATTTGGTTAAATGTAAAGGCAACGTAGCCGTCTATGTAGACCTTGACTCTGCCGTTGAAAATTTTAAAATCATACTTGTGTTTCATGGTAGCTTTTTTTAGTTAATAATTGATATCAAGAACCCGATTATCCCACCGGCCTGGGTCGCCATGATGTCCCCATAGCTGAACCTCTTGCCGTTGTAGTTGTCATACAGCTCCTTTGCTACCGCTGTGGTAAACACTGCGATAAGGGAGAATACAGGCATAATCAGGATGGAAGATAGTCCATAGATTACCACACCGTAGATGGCGTGGTTTGCCTTGTCTTTGTCAAACATTGGTAGGTTCATGTTCACCAAGATGTTACGTTAGTTACACAGAATCTGTCGCCGACATAGTTGTTCATCCAAATGTCTTGGTCGAAGCAGAACTTCTTTTTGTTGCCTGAGCATTCGTTTCGGATCTCCAACCAGTAGCAGTTGGTGGCCGAGTCGATGCCGTCGTTAGCGATAGTCCCGCAGTTGCATTGTTGTGTTGGCTGTGCGGGTTCCGGCTCCTCTTTCTTGCAGGCAAGTAGGGATAGCGCGATTAAGATTGTGAAGGATGTTGTTTTCATTTTACAAAGATAACTTATGTGTTGTTTTTATGCAATTATTTTTTTTGACTTGTAAGTTTTTGTAGCCATACTTTTGTTGCGTTCTCACATTACAGTGTCTGGCTGGCAGTGTAATGTGGGAGGTAAGAATAATCTTACTCAGAATTGCCCTCGGTCCAGCCAGACGAGGGCTTTTTTTTATTTATGTATCACGGTCTTAAAAGTGTTTCACCCGTTCCGTCCAAGCAGTCTCCGGCGGAGAATGAAAGATTCATTGTCATCCAACACAAGCCCCTCTTGAAATTTGCCTTTACAGGACTTGACCAAGTAGGGGAGATCAATCCATGCCGTCTTCTGCGCTGTCCCACCTCCGACAACAGAACCATACTGAAAAAATCAGTCTCCGGACTGACTACCTCTAGGCATTTGGATTCCGTCACGGTATGCGGGTAGGTTGAATTGGCTCGTACTCATCTTGCTTGAAGGTGGGGAAAATCGTCTTGACTTCTTGTTCCACTAGAGGTTATTTCAGGCGGTATAGGGAGGGTTATATCCTATAGTGAAATAGTGTCTAAAAAAGCCTCAATATCTTCGACAATCGGATACTCAAGCGTTCCAACTATGTTTACCTTCTCGCCCACCGGATACAAATCAAGACGCGAATTGGGGCCGATTAAACGCATCTGCCATGGCGTGATATAGTAAAGGTCATAGTTGTTGTCTTCAGCGTAATATTCAGCCGCTTGTGCCCAAAATTGAATGCGTTTTTCCTTGGTCATATCTCAAGTTGTTCGTTAGGATCGGGAATGTAAATATCTAACGTCTCGGCAGCAAACTGCTTGACGTGTTCGAGGTATTCCATAAACTCTTCCGTGGCAAGCTCCGACGTTTTGCGTGGTATCTTCATGACTTCGCCGGATGCTGGGTCTGTGAACTCAGTATAGAGAAACCTTCCCTTGAGGAACTCATGCGTGAGGTCTCGGTCTACATCATGCCCAAGCTCCCGTAGTCTCTGCGATATCATGGCCACGACCACGCCCCAGTAGTATGCGTTTTGCACGTCCGACCGGAACCGCTTCTTCAGTTTGACTTCGATGGTCACAGCCAAGTCTGTCTCGCGGGACATGGCTCTGACGTCCTCTTCGAAGAGGGGGCGGTTGTATATCCTGAGCGCCCCCTGTGGTGTGATTACTGCGTTGTGCTTCATTGTACCCTCCATACCCTGACTCCGGTATCGAAGACCTGAGTCTTGAATTTGTACTCGTCATTCTTCTTGCAGAACATACAAGCTGCCGCTGATATTTTCTTGCGTATGGGTTCTGGGTTTTCGTCCGCAATGAAGAATGAATCTCCTACTACCATGTCTTTGAATGGATACTTGCCCGATCTTGTGCTGTGCTTGGGGGTTGGCACACCCTTTTCTATTTGGATTCTCATAGTGATTGTATTAGTTGTTCTCTTGATATGAATGCTCTTCTTTCCGGAACTACCGATACGTTTCTGTCTTGGTCTCTCGCAAATAGATACGTTCTGTGTTCGTGTTCTTCGATAGTAATTTCCATCTTGTAGATTACTGCGAATTTAATCTTGTCATCATCGATGAAAAAGATTGTGTCTCCTATGGAGAATTTTGTGTCGATTTGTATTCTCATTTGGTTTGATTATTAAATTTCTTCTTCTTCTTCAGTTACGCCAAACTTCTTGGCTTGTTCTACGATTTGATTAAAGTTGTATCCGGCCGCTTCAATCTCTGCTCGTACTTCCTCGTTCTTTGGTGTTATCTTATCACCCTTGGCATAGCGGGCAACCACACGAGTCCAGCGTGCAACCTGGGACTTAACTGAGTCAGCGTAGTCGCGTGGCTCCTCGAAGTCGTAAAGGAACTTCAGGTAATTGGAGTATTCGATGCCGAAGTTCTTCTTGAACTTGCCATCTTCCACTACGATGTGGTTCTCAAGTGGTGGACGAGTGGACGTATTGAAGTAATGTGTTATCTTCTCAAGGTCTGCGAGGTACTCAGCTTCAAGCTCAGCCGATGGCTCGTATTGGAAGCACATCATTCGTAGGTCGTCTTTGCAGATGTACACTAGTTCACCGTTCAACCCCAATCCCTTCATGTAGTGGAATAGTTGGAGTCTGTGGTGCTTGATGGGTTTCTCTGTCTTCTCCATCATGTCCATCACGAAGGATGAGCATGACTTGATTTCGAGAACTTTCTTCTCTAGCTCCTTGTCTCCGAACTTCTCGTACAGCTTCTCTGCAATGTACAGGGACGATGCTTGAATAGACTCCGGAAGGTGCGATGAGGTAATATCCTGCTTGGCACGTTCGATGTCAATTTTGCCACCGGCTAGGAAGTCAAGGCGGCCCGATACCTTAAGCATGTTCGGGTACTCCACCATAACACGCTCTTGTGTATTGTTGATCAGTCCAGCTCGCTCTAGAACGTAGCGTACCACCCATTCGACAAGATTACCCGCCTCGAACTTGCGGAGACTTCTCATGTTTGGTGGGTTGGTTGGTGTAACCGCCTTCATCTTGAGGTAGCGGTCAACGAGGGGTTGTCCGATTTCCGATGCATAGCAATAGTCTCGTGGCTCAAGCGCACGTTGTTGCGAGTATACACACTCGTTCCATAATTTCGATAAATCCCATTTTAGTATTTGATTACTCATTTGTTTCATTTCGTTGAATGTTAAAAAAGATTGTTTTGATTTCGTTTGGTATATTCTTGAGCAGCTTTCCGCTCGACTGGTAACTGGGCGAGACCTTGCCTATGTACTTCACGCGCTTGCCTATGATTGCATAAACGTCACGCGAACTTTTTACAACTTCATACCCGTCTTTGGTTTTAAATAGCTTTGTCATTTAGATTGCAAATATAGTGTAACTTCAATGGTATCAGTTAATCTTAGTCTAATTAAGACTATTTAACTCCTCAGCGAATACCTCAGCAAGCACATCTGCGAGGTCGGTTTCCTCTGCTTTAGTCAGTAGCTTACGAAACGCACGAGCATCAACCCACCATACATTGTCGGTCTTCTCGTCGTTCATGTCGCATGCAGGACACTTGGTAAATGGCCTGTCAGATTTCAATCCTATGTCCACAAGGATAATGCACCCACAGCTATTCCTTTGCATGGCTATGGCTGTGAATACATCTCCCTTGAGGAACACACCCTGTGAGTGGTCTTTGATTGCGACTATGTCGTCGCCGGTTCGATAGTCTATAATCATTTGTCAATGTTTTTTAAGAGCCACATCATTAGGTTGAATGCTATATTATCCAGTAGCCTTCTCACGCTGTGATTTTATTTAGGTGGTTTACGGCATCTTTGTACGCTTCCATGAATTCATCCTTGTCAACGAAGGCGAACTGCTTGTAGTTGGAGCGCAAACGGTTTATCTCGTCGTTTTGATTCACTTCGGTAGCATCCATTTCGTCTACCTCAATAGTCGGAATAAATATGTACCTTGTAATGGTAACTTGATAGCCGTCCTTATTTATCATTCCGTATGTCCAGTACTTGTCGCGATTGTGAAGGTACTTGAAGTAGGCATCTTCTTTAATAGCGTTTGGATCTTCGGTGTAGTGTCCGTCGTCGTCGGGGTTGGATAGTTTCCAGTCGTCGTAGTTGTGGTAACTCATTGTTCAAACTTGTTTAAGATTATTGTATAGATTTCGATTCGGTCTTTGGCGTTGGCGATGCAGTCTTTGATGATTTGGTCACCCTCCCATGCTGGCTTTTTCAGTTGATCTTCATACTTCATAACTGCCCGCCATTCGTCCATGATTTGTTGTTGGATGTGGCTGATTACTTTTTCTTCAGTACTCATTTTTTATAGTGTTAATTGTTACGTTAAATTCTTTTTCTGCCCATTCTATATCTTGGTCTATTTCGCCCATGTCCATATAGCTGAATGACTCAAGTACATTCGAGATATCCTTGTCGTGGGTGTCGTGAATGTCTATGTAAACGACTCCGGTTTCTTTATCCTCATAAACCTTAACATCGAATTCTGCGTTGTATTCGTAGGATGCATCGCGCATCCATTGTAAGAAACTCACGTTGTGAAAGTTGGATTGTTGCATAGTGTTGTTTTTAAATGTGGGTGCAATATAATTCTAAATACTGCACCCACTTGTTAATGGTTGTTAATTTGCCCAGCCGCACCCGCCGTTGTCGCGGTGTACCCAATTATTGGTCGGTGTTGATCGGAGGTGGTCATGGTAGCCGGCTCTCTTTGGGGCGGTGCATGATGTAAGCAATAGAATTGCTAGTGTAATTAGAACCAGTACTACCATGATGCGGTCGTAGGTTCTAAATTTTTCGTCGTTGTTCATGATGTTCATAGTGTTTATGTTTTATTGTTTATGATTCTAATTCGTAGTCCCATAGCTCACAGGCGAATTCCATGTTCCCTTGTTCCTCGCTTATGCGCTCACCGTTTTTGTATTCGTAGCTTCCGCAGTTATATCCTAAATCTTCGTCGGCGAATGATACCTCAAAGGTATTCTCAGGGAATAACAAGCTGAGCTTTTCAATTACTGCAAGCGGTGTACTCCATGCGGTTTGAAATTGGATATAAAACTGCATGTCTGCTACGTCGTAAGCATTCCACTTCGTACCCCAATTACTCAGTCTCCAGTCGTACCAATTAGATGCTCCATACTTTTGCATCAGTTCGTGGTGTTTGTTTATATCGTTTTCGTTCTCCATTGGAGTCGGGGCGGTTGTATCATTCAGATCCTCTGGCATGGGAATAATCCTGTTGAAGTCTATCGCTGCTTCTCCGCGGATAAACGATTTAACTTCTTGTTGGTTGTCGCCATGAATGTATAGGCGGTGAATTACGTGGTTTGGCATGTTGTTTACTTTTTATTTGTTGGTTGTTGTTGATTACTTGCGTGAGATTTCGATGAGTTTAGTCCAGTTCTTGAAGAATGTACCATTCATGAATAATTCCTCGATTGTGGCGAATGTGACTACATTGCTTGATGCTTTGTAAGAATGAAGTCGAATTGACTTTGCTTCGTATATCGACTTACCTGTATCGCTGCTGCGATATATTGTCTCGAATTCGTAGTAGATTCTGATTGCATTGTCGGTGTAATAATTATATCCATGGCAGTTATCAATCAGTATGTAGTCGCTATGCTCTTCAATGCGAAGATTGATGCCCGCAAGCCTACACTCTTCCACAAGTCGGTTGTAATCGGTCTCAATCATTTGCTCGCGTAGGTATTCGAACCGTTCATTGGATGCCGTAACTCCCGCGTATAGCGTTGCCCATTCGTCGCACTTGTCGAGCACCTCTCCTATTCGCGCGAAGCCGTTGTGAACAGGTTTGTTGATTTTGTTGAATTCTGCGACTAACGAGTCGATGATGTTTTGTTGTTGTGTTGTCATTGTATTGAAGTGTTTAATTGTTGTTTACTCTTGAATGATTTGTTTTAGTTCTATGGTATAATCGAAGCCCCTCCCGCCGGCAGTAAAGCCCTCGTCGCTTGTTTCTTCAATGATGTACGAATAATCGTCGCACCACTCCGCAAAGCGGTTGTATGCCTTTCCTATGGTGGCGAATTCGTCATTGTAGATACATTCACCAGTTGTTGTTCGTGTTACTGTTACTTGAAACATAGTGTTGTTTATTTTTTGAATGGATTTATATTGCTTGATAGAAGTTTGTGGATCTTTTTCCCATACTTGCTGACTTTGTTTATTGCGTAGTGGTCTCCGCAGTTGTTTATATACCAAATATCATTGTCCCCCTTTGCGTTTATAGTTGGTATTGCTACTCTATCAATGTACCAATGTCCAGATCTTTCATGCACCGTTTGTCCGTTGGCTTTTCGATAGTGGGCTATACTTTCGTTTTCAGTGTAACATTCTCGCCTATTCGCTCCGCGTCCTTTGTGCCAATAGTATTGAACGCCTGTGTGTTTGTATTCAATCAGTAGTTTAGTGTTGAATGTTAAGCCGCTATAAGTAATGTTTGCGACGTATTGTGCTTTCATTGTCATTGTTTATTGTTTTTAAAATTTAGAAACAGGAGCGGGACTCGAACCCGCCCATGCACCATGCCTGCTTTATATACCTACCCCATAGCTTGCAACCTTGAACGGCTGAAAGTCTGGTTTCTTTGTTGCTTCTAGCGCTTCAATGTTTATGAACGCTTCAGTAAACAAATTTTTTCCTGTTCTTGATATTTCAACGAGCGTTTCGATAGGTTTGCTCAATATGGGTTTAATATCTTCGAAATTTGCACCGCAATATAAAACGAGCGCTTTCGCCTCTATTTTGGTCATGTATAGCGCGTCAGTTGCTATGCGTTGTATTTCTTCAGGCGTGAACAGTTCGTAAAAATCAGCCATGAATTGAAGCCCTTTGTTGAATTGTTCCGCTCCGTTGAAATCCAAATACCCGCAGTATTCTACGCTCCCGCTTTCGTTTTGAGCGGGTAGAATAACGGTATAATAAGTGCTGTTTTTAACAGCGTTCGATCGGCCTGTTTTCGGGTTAATCGTTTGAAAGGTTGTCCGCATGCCTTTTTTGTTGCTGTCAATACCAAACTTTGCGGTGGTCTTCATTCTGAAGCCATACGGATAGTTTTCGACTTCCAGTTGTTCGCAGGTTGCGTAAACATTCACGCTCTCCGCTTTTATTTCGTATTCCGGCTTGAGGCGTAGAATTTCGATAGCTTTTGTTATTGCTTTTTCTTCGTTTTCCGCGGTCAATGTCATGGTGCGTGTCCCCCATTTTTCGCCTGAAATTGTGGCGGTAATTTTGAATGCTTGTTTCATGATGTTGATTTTTTATTGTTGTTGAAATTTTAGAACAGGGAAGGGACTCGAACCCTTCCGCGCACCATGCCTGTTTATTGAGCCAATAGCTTTAGCTCTCGCTCTTCTAGTTGTTCGACTATATCGTTTATTTCATCTTGTACCATAGTCCACAACTTTTCATCGGGCGTGAACACATGTCCATATTGCGTTAGTTTGGCAATAATTGAACACAGGGCGTCTAGTCTTTCCTCTAGTTCATAGTCGCTTGTCGTCTTGATTTGTTTTGCTGTCTTGTTTTTCATATTGTTGTTTATTGAGTGTTTGTTTAATACATTGAAGCGATCAACTGCTCCGCCTCGCCGTAGCTTTCTAGAAAAGTCTCTTCGCCGTCTTCGAAGTTGGTTACTAGATACTCAACTTCGCGCCCTAACATTGAACATATTGAAATGCCGTTTTCTAGTGATATATATACATACCCGCTATTTGAATTGAAGCCGACGTCCATAATTGATTCGCGTGCGCACTCGTCGGCGTATGCTTGAAAACAAACTGCGAGCCCTTGCGCTTCGCAAAATGCGATTGACTCGTTGATTCCGTGAATTTCTAAAGTGTTGTTCATAGTGTTGAAATTTTAAAAGGTTTTTATTTGTTGTTGTTGATGAATTCGCAAAGGTTGTCAAGGTTGTAAGACTGGAAGACAACGCCTCCGCCGTAGCTTTTAGTGTGGTGCTTGCGCCCGCCTAACTTGTTCGCCTTTTTTACGGCTATGCTGTAAAGTTCTGAAGTATAACCGAACGGAGGCGCGCAGTTCTTCGCGGTGTCGCGGTCGGTGTCGTTTACTAATTGGGTAAAGTGTACCACATAACGCGGGTTGCCGTTTACGTCGTTGTTGATACGTGTAAAATCTTGAGGGGTTACAATGTTGCTCATAGTGTTTTTTTATTGTTGTTTCTAAATTTTCGGCTAAGATAGTATAATTTTTATCTAAATCAATAGCCCAATGAAATTTAGAATGATTCTAAATAAGAACATTCTCATTTTCAACGATTTAAGTGAAAAAAAATTTTTTTTGTGGGATTCTTTTTTGTATATTTACAGGGCGAAAATACCCGGAACGAACAGGTGTTTTTTGATCAGTCCAAACAGCCAAACGCGGGCAAATAGTCGAAAGATCCGCGCAAGTTTCACAAGGGTAAAGAGACAAGAAACAAAGAGACGAGGCAAGCATGGAAGCAAGCCGGAAAGGGTAAACCTTCACGCGGGCAAATCTGTAACGGATACCCCAAGCACTAGAGAATGTAAGAGAATAGACAAAGAGCAGTTAAACCACTCATGCGCGCTCACGCAATCGGCAAACACTTTCTGGGGTTACCCCAACAAAAAGCCCCTCAATCTATTACAGCCCAATAAACGCGGGCAATTCACGCGGGCGGTATCTACGGCGGGCGAGCAGTTTGCATGCCTTTAAACGGGCTGAAATGCCTATTTAGATCCGTTCTAAATAAGCTCATGCGGTCTGGGCGTGGAACAATATGTACCCCGCGCCCCCCCCCGAAACGGTCAAATACTGCTCGAAATACCCCGAAAAGGGCTAGCATAAATGTACCACACATGGGACGCGAAGTATAACGTGCTGACTATCAATGCAAAAGTGCGGTTCGTCCACCGTGCGGAGACAAATTTACCGCGGCATGGATTGAGGCGGCAAGACAAGCACCCCACCCCCTTTGCTAGTTCGACTTCGGGACGGGGACAGGGCAGCGGCTGTGTGGGGGGGTGTC